GGATAAAGTAACCAGAATGCACATGGTTGCGCCATTATTCGAAGCTGGTGTAGTATGGGCACCAAGAGACAAGAAATTTGCTGACGAAGTGATCGAAGAGGTCGTTTCATTTCCTAATGGCGATCATGATGACTTTTGTGATAGTATGACGTTAGCACTTATGCGTTTTCGGCAGGGAGGGTTCATTTCCTTGCAAGGCGAGAACGAGGATCACGATGAGTATTATCGTCGTAAGCGGGAGTATTACTGATGGCACTGCCACCGATTGTAGATTCTGGGATTAGCCCTGAAGACATGATGCCGACTGAGGCGTCAGTCGAGGTTCCTGTAGAGGACCAAATGGAAATGTTTCCTAACGGGGCCGAGGTAACACCAGACGGCGACGGTGGTGCAATCATCGAGGCCATCCAAGAAATGTTGGTTGGTCAGGTTGAAGAGCAGATACCACACAACGCAAACTTAGCGGAGTATTTGGATGATGGCTATCTTGGAGAAATCTCGTCAGACCTTAGAGCGTCTTTCGAGGAAGATATGGAGTCTCGCTCTGAGTGGGAAGAGACTTATACAAAAGGCTTGGACCAGCTTGGTGTCAAGTATGAAGAGCGTACTGTCCCGTTTGAAGGAGCTAGTGGCGTCACGCACCCGCTGATTGCGGAGAGCGTCACACAGTTCCAAGCGCAGGCGTACAAAGAACTACTGCCGTCTGGTGGCCCAGTTAAGACGCAGGTCTTGGGTTTGCAGGATCAGGCGCGTGAGGATCAAGCTGCGCGTGTTAAGGACTTTATGAACTACCAGATCATGGAAGTGATGGAAGAGTTCGATCCTGATATGGATCAGTTGCTGTTCTACTTACCGCTGTCTGGTTCTACGTTTAAGAAGGTATACTTTGACGAAGCGAAACAACGGGCCGTATCTAAGTTTATTCCAGCGCAGGATTTGGTTGTACCTTATGCTGCATCGGACTTGGCGACTGCGTCTCGTGTTACGCATGTTCTACGCATGGATGCGAATGAAGTTCGCAAGATGCAAATCGCGGGATTCTACAGAGATGTAGAGTTAAGCAAGTACGACGAGGATGAGGACGAGGTTCGTCAGAAGGTAGACGAACTACAGGGTACGTCACGCACGTACACTGACGAAATCTTTACGATTCTTGAGATGCATGTCGATCTGGACCTAGAAGGTTTTGAAGACATGGCTCCTGATGGGGAGCCTACAGGTATTGCGCTGCCGTACATTGTTACGATTGATGAGGGTTCAGGACAGGTTCTTGGTATCCGCCGTAACTTTGAAGAGGGCACGGGGTTAGCTAAGAAGCAACAATATTTCGTACACTACAAGTTTATGCCAGGTCTGGGCTTCTATGGGTTCGGCCTGATCCACATGATTGGTGGCCTTGGTCGTGCGGCAACGAGCATCCTCCGGCAGTTGATCGATGCAGGAACTCTTGCCAATCTCCCAGCAGGATTCAAGGCCAGAGGGGTGCGGGTTCGTAATGATGACGAGCCATTGCAGCCTGGGGAGTGGCGGGACATTGATGCACCTGGCGGGAACATACGGGACTCGATCATCCCGCTGCCATACAAAGAACCATCTGGTACGCTAGCACAGCTACTGGGTGCGCTTGTAGAGGGCGGTAGACGCTTTGTTTCGCTTGCCGACCAGCAGACTGCCGACGCGAACGGTCAGGCTCCTGTAGGGACCACTGTGGCTCTCCTAGAGCGTGGCATGAAAGTTATGTCCGCTATTCACAAGCGGCTGCACTACTCACAGAAACAAGAGTTCCGTGTATTAGCGCGGATCTTTAGAGATAACCTACCCCAAGAATATCCTTACGATGTAGAGGGCGGTAACCGTATGATTATGGCGCAGGACTTCGATGATCGCATCGATGTAGTTCCTGTTAGTGATCCAAACATATTCTCGATGGCCCAGCGCGTCACGTTGGCTCAGACTCAGTTGCAGCTTGCGCAAAGTAATCCCCAGATGCACAACCTGCATGCGGCGTATCGTCGAATGTACCAGGCACTTGAAGTACAGAATATCGACGAAATCCTTCCCCCTCCTCCACAGCCGCAACCACTTGACCCTGCCATCGAGAATGCCCGTGCATTAATGGGAGAAATCCTGACTACGTTCCCAGAACAGGACCACGATATACACATCCGTATACACATGGCGTTCATGAAGACTCCGTTGGTGATGACATCGCCACAGGTTATGGGCACGTTCTATTCTCACATTATGGAACACGTATCGCAGAAAGCGCGTCAGATGGTGATGGCAGAGATCGAGCAGATCATTGCACAGGCACAGTTGGCAGCGCAGGGTGGTGCAATCGACCCAGTGGCGGCACAGCGTCAGATCATGGAAGTGCAGCAGAATATGCAGGATCCGGCTCAGATGGAGCAGTTGATCTCGATGCAGATGGAAAAGCTGATGGCAGAGATTCTGCCTGGACTGTTGCCAACAGGCAACGATCCGATGAACGATCCTCTGGTTCAGATCCGTATGCAGGAGCTAGCTCTGAAGCAGGAAGACTTGCAGCGTAAGAAGGAAGACGATCAGGGTCAGATGCTACTAGAGTTGCAGAAAATGCAGCAACGCGCGGCGACAGATGCGGCTCGGATTGAAAGCCAAGAAGACATTGCTGAAAACCGCAACGATGTGAATCGAGAGCGGATTGATGTACAGCGTCAGGCCATGGAGCGGAGAAATGCCTCTTAAATCTGGAAGCTCACAGAAAGTAATTAGCGACAACATCCGTACTGAGATGGATGCAGGCAAGCCACGCAAGCAGGCGGTGGCTATAGCGTTAAGTAAAGCGGGTAAAAGTAAGTATGCTAACGGCGGATTTGTTAACCGCCGCTTTAGTCCTATTGCCCGTCCTCAGAGATTCTCTGGAGAATTTTAAATGAGGGCGTCATATGGCTATTCTGGAAACCATTGCGGCAGCTAATGCAGCCTATTCTGTAATTCGTACATGCATCCAGAATGGTCGTGAAGGGGCCGATCTCATGGCGTCTGTGGGAAAGTTTCTCACAGCCGAAGACGATATTAAGCAAGCAGTTCAGAAAAAGAAGAATAGCCCACTCACTGCCATAACTGGTGGAGAGGAGGGTGACTGGGAAGAGTTTCAGGCTCTCGAACAGATACGTGAACAACGCAAAGAATTAGAGTCTTATATCCGTTTGTATGGTAGACCTGGCCAATGGGATAGGTGGATACAGTGGCAAAATGAAGCGCGTAAGGCAAGACAGGCTGCGAAGAAAGCAGCAGAGAAAGCTAGAGAAGAACGCAACGAGGCGATAGCAACGGCTGCGGGGATATTCTTGGCGGTGGCTGTTTGTATTACTGCCGTGTATTACTTGGGCGTGTACCTGGAGCGTTGGTAATGTGGATACTTGTGTGGCTTAGTTTTATCGACGGACGGTTTGAGTATTATCAACTTGGGTCGTATGGGACAGAAGCACATTGCAACAAGGAAAAGATAAAAGCAGAGGTTATGGTTAAGAATGCTGGACAAGCCGTCCATTGCTTTAAAATTAGTCGAAATTAAGCCAAACGTCTGGTGTGTGTACAAAAATGGAAAAGTTGTTATAATCACGACGCACAAGCGCATAGCAGAAAGGCTTATGGATGGCACACACAGTAGTTGATGATTGGAAGATTGTACCGCGCTTAATGATGCTTGCGGTCACTGTTCTCACTTATAAAGCTGTGCTTTGGTTTATGACCTTACCTGATCCGACAGTTGCCCAGTCAGGGCTTGTATCCGTTTGTATGGGGGCACTCACGGGATGTTTCGGCATCTGGATGGGCAAGGAATCTAAAACATCTGTGACGCAAACGGCTACTAGCTCCAAGGTGGAGTATGATGTGGACAAGTGAGGAGTTAGTCACGCACTTATTGGTAAGGCTGCTAGAATTAGTGCTTGGCGTTGAAATGACATTATATGGGAGTGTAATGGTATGATTCAGTCATTAATTGGACCGATAGCTGAACTAGCAGGTGGATGGCTTAAAGGCAAAGCAGATGCAAATGCGGCAGCAGCAAACCTTAAATTAGTTGAGGCGGAAGCCAAAGCAACCATAATGAAGAACGCCGCTACCAGTGAAAGCGACTGGGACCGGATTATGGCGGAGGGTTCGCAGAACTCATGGAAGGACGAATGGCTCACTATTTTGTTCTCGGTGCCTCTTATCCTTTGTTTCTTGCCGTTTGAGTGGGCGGAACAAGCTGTTCAGAACGGCTTTGCTGCACTGGAGTCGATGCCAGACTGGTATCAATACACGTTGGGTGTGATCGTAGCTGCCAGCTTTGGTGTGAGGTCAGCCACAAAATTCTTTGGTGGTAAAAAGTAATGGAAATGTGGCAGTGGGTAATGCTGTTTAGCGCAGTGAGCTTGAATACAGTAGTAAACTGCTGGAGACTATATTTAGAAAGGAAGCGTAATGCCTTATAAACTAGGAAAGCGCAGCTTGGCAAAGCTAGAGGGCGTCGATGAGCGCATGGTTGCTGTTGTGAAACACGCTATCACGGTGTCAAAGCAGGACTTCTCAGTGATTTGTGGACTCAGAACTATCGAAGAGCAACGTGCATTGGTCGCTAAAGGTGCCAGTCAAACGATGAAGTCAAAGCACCTAGACGGCATCGCCGTAGACCTTATGGCCTATGTAGATGGGGGCCGTTGGGAGTTGAATTTGTACGATGAGATCGCAGATGCGATGGCAGAAGGTGCCCGTGCTTGTGATGTTCCGATCCGTTGGGGCGCGGCATGGACTGTGCCAAACATTGCGCAATGGGATGGTGACATGGAATCAGCTATGAACGATTACATCGACACTCGTCGCTCACAGAACAGGCGTCCGTTTATCGACGCTCCACACTTTGAACTTATGGTATAGGAGGTCGTCATGGGACCAGAAGAACGCAGAGGGCCTGCTAAAGTAAAGAACAAACGTCGTAAAGAGATGAACGAGGGCATTGAGGCTGCGGTTTCTGCGGCTCGAACTGCTCCAGATAAACGCTCTATGCGTGAGAAGGTGGAGGATCGCATCTCCGACTTTGGTCGTAAGTACCAAGACAAGATGTCCGAGTTCCGATTGACTGGTGATATCCAGAAGTACGGAATGGGCGGAGATGTTCGTTACAACTTTAACCGTGGGAAGACATACTAATGGTTGGTATTATGATATCCATCATCCCTGACGGTATGGCAGTGGATCAGATGGAAGAAACAGAAGAGGGCTACACATGCCCTCTACCTACTCAAGACGAAGAGCTAAATGCAGAGAACCGTGAAATGGCGGTTGAGGAACACAACTACCGTGAGCCAAACACAGGAGTGTCTTTCCGCTCTGACCAGGTGTGCGGAAGCTGCGCGATGTACAACCAGACGGAAGAGATGTTGGAGTGTCTTGGGGATGAGTCAGGAAACACAGGGTATTGCCAGAGCCTGAAGTTTGCCTGTATGAAGGAAAACACATGTGATCTATGGGCAGAAGGTGGTCCGATCACTTCTGATCTACAAGAGGAATACAAGGACAACCTATAATGGATGTTGTCGATTTGGCAAAATACCTGTATAAGAAAATGGAGGCGCGTGAGAAAGATATTTCAACCGCCCTCGCTCACGGTTCAGTGAAGGATTGGGAGCAGTACAAAATGTCTGTGGGAGAGATACGGGGTCTCTCTTTCGCGCGTGAAGAAATCAAGGCCCTGCTGGAGAAAAACGTAGACGATGTCGAAGACTTTATATCTTCCTGAACACGTTGCGCAGAAAATGAACAAAGAACGAGAAGAGTCGAATGCAGACTCCTCCGCTTTGGATAGCGCATATGTTGACGCTAATGAACGGGTACTAGACCCGTCCCTCTTAGACAAACCGTTACTTGATCGTCTCCCGCAACCTACTGGTTGGCGGGTTTTAGTTATGCCGTATGAAGGGCAAGCTAAGACATCAAGTGGCCTGTACATTCCCGACGAGGTTCGGGAGCGTGAGCGCGTTGCTACGGTTGTGGCATACGTGATGAAGCTAGGGCCATTGGCTTATAAGGATCCTGACAAGTTTGGTCCGGATGCCGAGCCATGGTGCAAGGAAGGCCAATGGGTTTGCATTGGTCGTTATTCTGGTTCTCGATTCAAGATCGATGGTGGTGAGGTTCGTGTCATCAATGACGACGAAGTTATCGCAACTATTCTTGAGCCGGATGACATCAAACATGTTTAGAGGGTAGGTTATGGCAGACGAAGAAAAGCAAGAACAAGAAGAACTTGTTATTGAGACGCCTGAAGAAGAGGCTCCGGAAAAGCAGGCTGTAGAAGAATCTGAGCCAGAGCAAAAGCAGGCTTCAGGTGATGAGGAACTAGACTCGTACAGCAAAGGCGTACAGAGTCGTATTAAAAAGCTCACGGAAAAATACCGTCAGGAAGAGCGCGATAAGGCGGAAGCTCTTCGCGTATCTCAGCAGCTACTTGAAGAAAACAAGAAGCTAAAGTCTCGTATGCAGGCTTTAGACACTGGATATCTTTCTGAGTACGGTACACGCATTCAGTCGCAGACTGAGGCAGCAAAACGCGCATATAAAGAAGCATATGAGGCTGGTGATACAGACAAAATGCTTGAAGCGCAGCAGGCGTTGTCGAACATTGCGATTGAGACACAGCGTTACAACACCGCTAAAGCTCGTGCAGAACAGCAGTCTAAGATGCAGGTTCAGCAACAAGAGCAACCTGTTCAACAACAGCAGGTTCAGCAACAACAACCCGTCCAACAACAGCAACAAGTGGATCCTCGCGCACAAGAATGGGCGAGTAAAAACGAGTGGTTTGGTCAGGACAAGGTTATGACAGCCGCAGCATTTGCGCTACATAGTCAACTTACGGAAGAAGAGGGGTTTGACCCGCAGTCCGATGAGTATTATACTGAGGTAGACAAACGCATACGTTCGGAATTTCCACATAAGTTCCAAACGGCGAAGAAATCGGGTGGAGGAAGTCAGGTCGCTTCTGCTGGTAACTCCGCATCCCGCAGTAATAAACAGGGGCGCAGGTCGGTCAAGCTGACGCATTCACAAGTAGCGATTGCTAAGAAGCTGGGCGTACCTCTTGAAGAATACGCCAAGTACGTGAAGGAGTAAGAGATGGCTGACAGAAAACCGCGCGCAAGCGCAACACGCGAAACAGATACGCGCAGAAAACCATGGGCACCGCCCAGTCACCTTGCTGCACCACCCGCACCTGATGGGTATGTGCATCGTTGGATTCGAGTCGCAATGCGAGGCGAAGAAGACAAAATGAATGTTAACGCAAAGCTCCGTGAAGGATGGGAACCTGTTCGTAAGGATGAGTATCCAGACTACGAAGCACCAACTATCGACGATGGTCGTTACGAGGGCGTTATCGGACAAGGTGGTCTGATGCTGTGCCGTATCCCTGAAGAAACAGCCCGTGAAAGAAACGAGTATTACGGGGGCCGCACCCGCGAACAAATGGTAGCTGTGGATCAGGACTTGATGAAGGAGCAACATCCTTCAATGCCGATCAATCAAAGTCGGCAAAGTCGTGTAACTTTCGGAGGCCGTGAACGCGACTCCGAGTAATTTAGAGGATTGCTACTATGGCAAATACTAATGGTGCATTCGGACTACGTCCGGTGGGCGTCCAGGGTTCTGGCGCGAACACCACTGGTACGACAGAGTATCGTATTGCCTCTGGTAACACTAACGCGATCTATCAAGGTTCTCCTGTTATTCCGCTGTCAACTGGTTTCATTGACATTGTTGGCGCGGCAGCAGGTGGCTCAGTAGGTCTACTTGGTGTTTTCTGGGGTTGTGAATACGTTTCGTCTACTACTGGTGAAAAGATTTTCTCAAACAACTGGCCTGGTTCAGGCGCAGACTCTAACCATCCGGTTAAAGCCTTCGTCTATGACAACCCAAGTCAAACATACGTTATCTGTTCAAGTGCTTCACTAACAAGCGAAGCAACTGCTCGTGGTCACGTATTCGCGAACGCGAACTTTGCAGCAGGTACTTCTGGTTCATCAACCACAGGTATTTCATCTGCTACATTGGGTGTTAGCACAATCGCCACCACCGCTTCATTGCACTTGCGTATCATCGGGATTCAAGACGATCCTGAGAACCAAGACTATACAGCGGCTGGTATTCCACTAATCGTACGTTTGAACAACAGCTTTGGTGCGCCTAACGGTGCTATCGCGGCTGGTACTGTTTCAAACACAGGCGTATAAGGAGACTAACTTATGGCTATCTCTCGCGCACAACTAGCGAAAGAGTTGGAACCAGGTCTTAACGCCTTGTTTGGTATGGAGTACTCACGGTACGAAAACCAACATGCGGAGATCTTCA